ATTGATAACAACAAGGCAGTATCTCGCCATTTGACACAAAATAAATTTATCAGCATTTTATCTAATCTCAAGGTTGATTTTGGTAATGCAGCTGGAGCTTATGGATCCACAATCACTAAATACAATGCTTACATAGTCAACAAACCATATTCAACTGATAATGATGGTGTGATTGGTCAAGTCCATGAGACAGGTAATCTCACTGTCAGAGCAACTGTGACAGATAGCAGGGGTAGGGTTAGTCAACCAAAGGATGTATCAATCGAATTGCTCGATTATCACTTACCTCAGATCAGCTTCGATGTGAAACGTGTCGGAACAAATGCAGATCAATTACAAGTTACGAGGAATATTAAAATATCACCTCTGACAGTCGATGGTGTCCAAAAGAACAAGATGAAAATATCGTTCAAAGTGGCACAATTTGGAACAGATAATTTTGTGGCCGATAGCGGTCTGGCAAATGGAACATTTACTACCGTCGCATCGCTTGTCAATTCATCCGCAAATTTAGGCGGCCGCTATCCATCTGATAAGTCTTATATCGTTGTAGGTACAGTCGAGGATAATTTTACTAGCTCCAGCTATCGATTTGAGGTAGCCACTAGATCTGTTGTGATGTCCATGGATCAAAACGGGGTAGGTATTGGCAAAATCCGTGAGAGAGGGGCTTTGGATGTTGGAGGAGATATTTACGCTAATAATAAGCCTATCCAACAACTACAGCTAACGCAAAATAATGGTAATGTTCATGATATAAGAACGTCTATACGTGACTGTAATGATGCTAGAACAACCGGTTTTTATGTTATTAAAGGTACAATTGATGGTACAAAAAATGCCCCTACTGGTAAACCCGGAATGCTGGAAGTCTTTAACTTGAATGAACGGGAGGCTTGGCAAAGGTATACTACGACTCAGCTAGATTCATACATTCGTTTTAGAAGTTGGAGTAACGTTTGGCTGCCTTGGGTCAAGTATAACATGGGCGATAATACTCCAGCTAAACCTGCTGAGCCAGTTGCTCCGACTGTGATTAAGAAAGAGATAACTTGGCCATGGGGTCTAGCTGCTTATGCTGTTCGTATTGGTAATACTGTCACTATATCTATATCCCGCACAATTAAAGCTATAACTAGCCAATACGAAAATACACCAATGCGAGAAACTATACCAGAAGGGTTTAGGCCAGCTATTGATGTAAATATGATTATCACTGCTAATGAGAGACATAATGTCATAGGTAATGCGATTTTTCATTTATTTAATAATGGCGAAATTAGAATGACAACTAGCATAACACAAGATGCTGTCTGGACAGGTACAATAACATATCTTACAGAAGATTCTATGCCTAAATAATAAAAAAACCCTATGAATTGAGGAGATAATAGAAAAAAGGAGGACAAAATATGTCGAAGTTAGAATTTAAATCAAAGTCGCTAGATTATGATCTGACGAACAACAAAAAAACTCATGTAATTTTGGTTGATGATGATAACTCAATTGTAAATATCTATCTTGATGAGTCAGCAATCGATTTATCAAATACTGAATTATATGAGATGGCTATGCAGAAGCATTACGAGGTTAACTATCCAGGCAAAGCCGAAGAGGAGAAATTCACTAAGGTAGATGAGAAACTGGATGGAATGGATGCAGCAATGGATGTTATTTTAGCTCTAGCCGTGGCTACAAAAGGTGGAATGAATGTTAACCTGTACAATAAGATCGCATCTGTCGCAAAACCACTCACAGCAAAAAAACGATATGTAAATGGTGATGTGATTGCCATGCCTTATCCGTTTGATACAAACGAGAAGTGGCCAAAAGATACAGCAACTCTCTTTATGTTCTCGATGCAGGAAAACGAAGGTTACACATACAAAGCGCAGAAAGTCGAAGACATGGTGCGCCAAGGTGTACTTAGTATGGTAATGCCTAAAATCGAATAGAGGGGAGGTGAGGAAATGTGGATCTGATAACATTTGTTGACAAATTAACCCCTGTGCTGGTCGTCATCATACCAAGCTACTTTAGTTACAAAAGTAATAAAAGTAGTAAAGAGACAGACAAGCGCATTGAGGCCTTGTCAGAAGACTTTGGAGGGTTGAAAGCAGCTGTTGCAAGCATACAAGAAATCGGAGATAAAAATAATGATGATTTAAATCTGATTCAAAAGGGCTTGCAACGACTCCAGCGGTTTCGACTCCAGGAGAATTTAAAAAAAGCTCTCAGGCGGGGCTATACTACCCAACATGAACTGGAAGAATTGTCTCGCCTGTATGAGAGTTATGTTGAATTAGGTGGCAATGGAGCCATCAAAATATTGTTCGAGAAATTCTCGAAACTAGATACAAAAGAGGAGAAATAAAAAATGAATCAAATCACAGATATTGTCGTAAGTGGAGCTATGAGCGTCTTAGTAGTGTTAGTTGGTATTGTCGTTAACTCTGTTAAACAGTATCTCTTAACCAGAGGAGGAAAGAAAGCCATTGAAACGGCTGAAATCCTAGCTAAAAATGCCGTACAGGCTACGGAACAAGTAGCGGACAAATTGGGAATCAACGGACAAGATAAATTTGAACATGCTAAAACTAGCTTGATTGAAAGTCTGGAAGCATACAATATTTATCTCACTAACGATCAGCTAAATACATTTATTGAGTCAGCTGTTAAGCAAATGGAAACAAATTGGAAGGGAAAGTAATTATGACAACAGTAAACGAAGCATTAAACGATTTATCAGCTCTTGTGTACTCAGGTACACCTGTCGGAAACGGGGAGTGTTACGCCCTAGCAAGCTACTACGAAACCCTCATCAATCCAGACAGCACAGTTGGGCTGGGCGCTGGTGTTGGTTATGTAAGCGGAGCAATCGGAGACACTATCTGCGCCGCTAACATCGGCACAAGCTACGACTGGGAAGCAAACGGCTGGACAGTTACTAGCAATGGAGTTTTGCAGAGTGGTCAGATTTTGACCATCGAGGCAACAGATTGGAACCCATATGGCCATGTCGTGGTTGTGGAATCAGTTGACGGTGACCAACTCGTCGTGATTGAGCAAAACTACGCTGGAGCTCGCTATCCTGTACGCAATTATTACAGCGCATCTGATTACATCCAGACCGTAGCACACTTCATCACGCCTGGGCAGTTGGGCGGTGAAACTGCTAGCGAAGCTACTAGCGTATCAGACTCAAATCAATATGCTGAAAACGGCACAATGACCGTGACCGTAGATGCCATCAATGTCCGTCGTGCTCCTGATACGTCAGGAGAGGTGGTAGATCAATATGCCAAAGGACAAAGCTTTAAGTATGACACGGTAATCGTGGATGATAATGGCTTCGTCTGGGTATCTTACATCGGCGGAAGTGGCAAGCGGAATTATGTTGCAACAGGGCCTACTCAAAACGGCAAACGATATGGCGATGCCTGGGGTACCTTTAAATAAAAAAACGCATCGGAAAATGCGTATAAAAAAATAAAAATAGAAATATTAAAAATTTAATTCAACCCTGTCGGCTCAAGGCTGGCAGGTCTTTTTTCTTTATAACAGACATTTTTATTTTTTTCTGTTTTAACAGAAATATTTTACGAATTAATAATATGGAGGTGCAAAAAATGAAAATACTAAATACAAAAATTGCGCATATTGAAAAGTCTAAAGTTGGATTTGAGCATTGGGTAGATGTGACCTATACAGCCCCGATCTTAAAAGAAACATACACTGTTAGAATTATGCTATTACTCGCATTTGAAACTAGAGATCCTGAAGTGTTATATTATATGATCAATGAATGGAGAAGGAAAGATATCATCCATCACTCTATCCTAATGTATGATCAGGAAAACAGAGAAATTTAGATACACTAATTGAA